TGAAGAATCTGATGAACCTGTTGAAGAGTCTACTGAAGAAGTTGACGAAGAAATCGAAATAGACGAAAATGCTCTAACAGAAGAAGAAGGTGACGAAGAAGAGGAAGAAGAAGTTGAAGAATCTAATACTTCTGCACTTGAATCTGAACTTAAAGAGTATAAAGAAGCTGTTTCTTTCTTAAAAGACAAACTTCACGAAGTAAACATCTTGAATGCTAAATTATTATTTACAAATAAACTATTTAAAGCTTATTCATTAGATAATAATCAGAAATTAAAAGTGGTTGAAACATTTGACAGAGCACAAACTACAAGAGAGATTAAACTTGTTTATTCTACACTTGCAGAACAGTTCGCTGACAATGGTTCAATCGTAAACAAAAAATCAATAAGTGAATCAGCTAGTGCACCTGTTGCATCAACTAAACCTGCTCCAGAAGCTAAGAAAGTAATTTCTGAAGAGGTTGAAGTTGCTAATAGGTTTAAAAAACTTGCTGGATTACTTTAATATTAGGAGATAATAAAAATGTCAAACTATGTAAATGATGCATTATTAGATGCGTCTCCTTATAAAAAACAAGCTGATGAAGCAAAACATCTCGTTAATAAATGGGATAAGACTGGTTTATTAGATGGTTTAAATGAGGATTTTCAAAAATCTGGAATGGCTGTTATGCTTGAAAACCAAGCAAAACAACTAATTTCAGAAAACTCTGGAACTGGTGGAACAGGTGGTGGTTCAACTGCTGGTGCTAATTCAGAGGAATGGTCAGGTGTTGCACTTCCATTGGTTCGTAGAATCTTTGGTGAGATTGCAGCTCAAGACTTTGTATCAGTTCAACCAATGAACTTACCATCTGGTCTAGTATTTTACTTAGACTTTAAATATGGTACAACTACTGGTGGAAATCAAGGTGAAACATATGGAACAGACCAAGCAGGTTTTGCTGATGTTCCAGGTGGTTCTGTTGGTTCACTTCAAGGTAAAACTGGTGCTAACAATCCATCAGGCTCATCTGCCCCTTACGGTGTTGGTGGTCTTTATGGTGCTGGTAGATATGATTATTCAATTAATCAAAAAGTAGCATCTGGTGCAACTAACACGATTACTTCAGCTTCATATAAAGATGTTAACTTTAATCAAGAGTTTTCAGCATCTATAGGTGGAACAAATGAATTATGGAAAGTTGCAATCGCGACTCCATCAGACGCTGATGCAAAAGCAGTTCGTTCATTCGGATTGTCAGGTTCAGCTGCAACTATAGGCGCGATTCATTCGATTCTTCCACAGTTCACAAAGATAGATGGAGCTAATACAGTATTTGTAATATCTTCATCAGAAGCTGTTAAAATTCTTGTTGATGCTCATTCACCAGGTGTTGTATATTCAGTTGCTCCAACAGAAGCTGTTAGAGGTGACTTTGAGGATACAAGTGGTGATGCTACTGCTGATTCATTCTCAATACCAGAAGTTGACTTACAATTAAGAAGTTCTGCTATCGTTGCGAAAACAAGAAAACTAAAAGCTGTATGGTCTCCTGAGTTAGCTCAAGACTTAAATGCTTATCATTCTGTTGACGCTGAAGCTGAATTAACATCTATGTTAAGTGAGTACATTTCAATGGAAATCGATTTAGAAATCCTTGATATGTTAATCTCAGATGCTACAACTCAAGACTACTGGTCTGCTACTCCAGGTGAAGACTATAATGGTACAGGAACTGATGAAGCAGGTTGGGCTACTACAACATTCTATGGAACAAGATTCGAATGGTATCAAACTCTATTAGGTAAAATCCAAAAGGTTTCTAACGAAATCCAACGATTAACCCTTAGAGGTGGTGCTAATTTCGTAGTTGTTTCACCGACTGTTGCTACAATCTTAGAATCAATTCCAGGATATTCAGTAAGTACAGATGGAAATAAAACTCAGTTTGCTGCTGGTGTTCAAGTTGCAGGAAGTCTAAATAATAGATTTACTGTTTATAAGAACCCATATATGACTGAAAATACTGTATTAGTTGGTTTCAGAGGAAGTAATTTCTTAGAAACTGGTGCGGTATATTCTCCATATGTACCACTAATCATGACTCCATTAGTATATGATCCAAGTGATTTCACACCAAGAAAAGGTGTAATGACTAGATACGCTAAGAAAATGATTAGACCAGAGTTTTACGGTAAAATCTCTTGTAAAGACTTAAACTTAATATAAGTTAACTCTTTATAAACTTAGATAGAAAAGCCTCTACTTTTTGTAGGGGTTTTTCTTTTATATTTGATATTTATATATGAAGAATTATACCTTTTTTGGAGAAATAAATGTCAAAATTTAATTATTTATATCAAGACCCAACATCAAGTAACCAAGTAACTGGTTCAACCCCACATGCTATATATGACACAGATTCAGAATTTCAAACCGATAGTTTAACTGTATGTAAATATGTTGCTAGAAAACTTGGACATCCAGTTATGCAACTTGAATTTAATTCAGGTTCTATGTACGCTTGTTTTGAAGAAGCAGTATCGGAATACTCACAACAAATCAATCATTATAATACAAAAAATTGGATGTGGGATCATTATGGTAATACCAATACTGGTTCTAATTTTAGTTCAACAGGTTCACACCAAGCTGAAACTCCAAATGGTGGAATGTCTTTATTCACATTATCAGAACAATACGGACAAGCTGTAAATGTTGGTGGTAATACTACAATGTATACAGGTTCAATAACTATAACTGGTTCTCAACAAGTTTATGATTTAACAAGTGAGGGTAATTTTGAATCATCTGTTACAGGAACTAATAGAATAGAAGTTCAACGAGTATTTAACGATGGTCCAGCAGCTATATCTAAATTCTATGACCCATTTGCTGGAACTTATGATAATATTGAATTATTGGATTCATTTGGATTTGGTAATGTATCTCCAGCAGTTTCTTATATAATGAGACCAATATCATATGATTTGGGTAGAGCAAATGCAATCGAAACAAATGATAAGATTAGAAAATCTGCTTATTCATTTGAATTAATAAATAATAAAATAAGAATATTCCCAAAACCAACATCAAAAGATGCTGGTAATAAAATACATTTTCATTATTATAAGAGAGAAGATAAAATTGATGTAACTCAAACTAAAACAAGTAATAAAGTATCAGATCCATCGAACATACCATATAAGTTTATTACTTATACAGAAATAAATTCAATGGGTAGAAATTGGATTAGAAAATACACATTAGCATTATCTAAAGAATTACTTGGAATCATCAGAAGTAAATACGCTTCAATGCCACTTCCAAATGGTGAAGTTTCATTAGATGGTGAATCACTTAAAGCTGAAGGTAGAGAAGAAAAAGCAAATCTATTAGAAGAATTAAGTTTATTCTTTGAAGCTGTTAGTAAAAAGGAACAAGCAATTACAGAACAAGAAGTTGCAAATGCTCAACAAGAAGTATTGAATAAAGCTCCATTAAAAATATACATAGGATAAATAAATGTCACAAACAAAACCATTTTTCATACCACAAAAAGAATTTGATTTAATCAATGCAATGAATGAAGAATTGATTGACGAAATTGTTGGTCAATCTGTTGATATTTACAAAGTAAATGTCGAAAGAACAGAAGACAATGTTTATGGTGAATCAACTGCTAAATACTACGATATTGGATTTAGAGTTAATTGTCTAATTGATTTTTCAGAACCTGAAGTAATACAAGATGAGTTTGGTTCAGATACTAATTCCAATATAACAATGTATTTCCAAAGAGAAAATCTTGCAAGTGGTTCATTAAATTTTTATCCAGAGAATGGTGACATTGTAGATTGGAATGATTTCTATTGGGAAATCAATGGAACAACAGAACCACAATTATTCGCTGGACATCCAAATTTTAAACATAATATTGTAGCAACAGCACATCGTTCAAGATTATCATCATTACAAATAGAAGAAAGGCCTAAATAATGAGTTTAAAAAAACATATAGAAGAATTTGAGAAAAATTTTGATGAATCTTTGGATTCTGGGGTTGGTTCTAAGGATGTTGTTACTTTAAATTCTGATGGAAATATAAAATATTTTAAAGCTCAATATCAAGGAGAGTTAAAAGAAAAAGACAGAATCATTGAAAATTTAAAACAAGAATTAAATTCACAATGGTTGACAAATAAAACTGCTTTTAATACAAAAAAAATGTATGAAGATAAAATTAAAAAAATGAATATCGTGGATAGTACAAAGTTAATTCCTACATTGATGGAAGTATCAAAACAAAAACAAGGAAATACAACATTAGATTGGATGAGTTGGTTAGAAATACCAGAAAGTAATTATTTATTTCAAATAAATGAAAGTTTAGCTAGAAAAGTATTTCAAGAAAATAATAATTTAATAGAAAAAGACAGATACGGACTTAGAGGTAGAAAAGGAAGAGGTGGAGATGCACCTACTGTTGATACAGA